GGTACTGAGATTAAAAATATTTTTACAAGTAATCAATCATTAGCAATAAGAGGAGCAAATACACCATCAACTGCAAATGTTTTTGCAACAATGACTGATGTTGCAGCATCAGTTAAAACGCATCAAATTAATGGATTAGCTGTAAAGGTAGGAAATTCTATTAATGCAGCTTCAAATCCAAGACAAGTTATGTTTGCTTGTAGCATGGCTGCTATTAATAATCAAGGACCATGTATGATAGTTAATGAGGATTTTACCGTAACAAAGGTACAAATTAAATGGATTGGTAGAACTGCGCCAACAATCCCAATTGATGCTTTAGGTCAGACGGCAGACGTTAATTGGATATTAGGAAAATTAACAGATCCAGCATTAACAAGTGATACAAATAATGCAACGGCAAACTTTTCATCAGTATTAGCACTACCTAATTTACAATGCACTGCTTTAGATACTGGAACTTTTATATATAAAGATAGTGGACCAATTTCTGCTTCATATCAAAGGGATGATATACTTGTCCTTTATTTTTCAGCTCCAACTGCTGGAGCAATGGATTGGACATCTGCTTTAATAGACATGACAGTTGCTATGACTATAGAACATTAACATGAAATTAGAACAAAATAAAATTAAAATAAAATAAATATAATGTTTTTGGAAACACTGCATAATATCACTGATTTTCATTTTACTGGTAAAGATGTAGCATACATTGTAAGTTTTCTAATAACAGTATTAACAGCGTGGTTTAAATTAAAGCATGATAATGATAGACATAATGAGAGAATTAAAATTATAAATGAAAAACTTGATATTTGTTTTGCTGATGCTAAAGAAGAAATGATGAATGCTAAAAATGGAAGAGCCTCAATAAGAAAAGATTTTGATAGGAAATTAGAAAAAACTTCTGATGAAATAAAAGAAACAAAAGAAAATTTCACAGGTCAAATGAGTGAAATGACAGCTTCAATAAATGAAGTTAAAACTGATACTGCTGAAATTAAAGGTATGATTAATAGTTTATTAAACCGATAAAAATAAAATACAATAATTAAATCAACAAAAAAATCAGAAATTTTAGATAAACCAATTTCTAAAAATGGTATAATTCCAGAAACAAATATTAAAAAAAAAAATACTTAATATATTTTTTCTTACACATTTTAAATTTAAAAATTTGTAAAGTTTAAACTTTATAAGTATATTTACTTATTACAAATTTTTAAAACCAAAAAAATGTCAGAAACAGAAATAAAAGAACCAATACAGGATTCTAAACAAGAACAAATTCCTTTATCAGAAAAAGAAATACAAGAAAAAAAAGAAGTTATTAAAGCTTTTTATGAAGATGAGATTCCTTTCTTAAAATTAAGAGCTGAATATGAAGATCTTATGACTAAAATTGATGCTTCTAGATTTGAAAGAATGACTATGCAAATGCAGATGGCGCAAATCATGGCTCCTCCACCAGAAGAAAATTCTGTACCTCAACAACCAACTCCAAAAAAATCTAGAACTCTTAAAAAAGAAAAATAATGGATTTTACTAATGAACAAGTAAAAAATGCTGTATTATCAAAAGGTTATGCATATTTTACTGAAGGAGATTATAATGTTAATATTGTTGGTATAAGAAATTCAGATACTTGTAATAGAGTTACAAATCATTATGACGATCTTATTACAATTTCATTTAAAAAGAAAGATAATGGTCCATGGTTTTATCATCAATGGGCTGCTACCACAGACCCAGGAAAATATTGGATGGATCATCCAATGAATAAAAAAGGATGTGCTATTCTTGTACCTAATCAATTTCGTGGAGTTTATAAAATTGATAAACACAGAAATAAATATTATGCATTATGTCAAAGAAATGGTCCAGTTGAAGTATATAGAGACGGAAATGAAGATGATATATATGATTTAGATTCTGCAACTGAACAAAGTGGATATTTTGGAATTAATATACATAGAAGTTCTGCTTATGATACTACTACAAGAATTAATAAATACTCTGCAGGATGTCAAGTATTTTCTGATCCTTTAGACTTTAAACAATTTATGAATATTGTTAGAAAATCTTCAAAAATATGGGGAAATAAATTTACTTATACTTTAATAGAATCAAATGATATAGATAATGGCTGAAGTTAATTATATACAGAAAAAAGGCAATATGTCTTTAAATAATATAGTTAAATTTCAAATATTATTATATTGTTATTTAAATAATATAACAGTATCTGAATCAGATTTAGATTGTTTATCATTATTAGCAATTGAAGGTAAAAGTAATTTAACAGAATTTTGTTATTTAGTTGCTTCAAATGAAATATTTTCATCAGCACAATCTGTAAGAAATTCAATAAATAAATCTGAAAATAAAAATTTAATAATTAAAAAAGGAAAGAGTAAAAAAACAATTTATATTAATCCTATTTTGGAAGTTCAAACTCAAGGAAATATTTTTGTTGATATTAAATTCTTAAGAAAAAAAGATGAAACCTAAAAAATCTAAAACTTTTATAAAAAAAACAGCAGAAGATTTAAGTATTAATGAAACAATTATAGAAGATGTAGTAGATTTTTATTGGAAAAAAATAAGAGTATCATTATCTAATTTAGAATATATTAATATTAACATATTAAATTTAGGTTCATTTAAAATTAGAGCTTCTAAGATAAGTTTAATAAAAGATAAATATGAAAAGTATATAAGAAATTTAGAAGTAGAATCAATGACCTTTGATAAACATATTACTAAAAATAATGTTAAAGAAAAAATTAAAAAACTTAATGAAATAGAAAAGGATATAAAACAATATCATAAAAGAAAAAAAGAAATAAAAAATAAACGTGAAGAATATATCAATAATAAAAATTTGGAAAGCAAAGAATCAAATTCTTGAAGGTATTGCAAATAAAATTTTTAAAAAAGAACATGTTGAAGAAATTGCTACTGAAAGATTACATATATGTATTAAATGTCCATATATTGATGAAAAAGGAGACAAATGTTATTTGAAAGGTACACAACCATGCTGTTCTTTGTGTGGTTGTGATCTTTCTTTAAAAACTAGAGCATTATCTGCTGCATGTGATGATAATAGATGGGATGCAGTTTTAAGTGAAGAAGAAGAAGACCAATTAAATCAATCATTATGAGTTTAATATTTAGAGAAGAAGGACATTCATATAAAAGTATAGATCCAAATGAAGAAATAAATTGGACTAGTGTAACTTCTGTTATTAATTTATTTAAAGAACCTTTTGATGCAAAATTACAAGCAAGTAAATCAACTAAAAATAAAAAATCTAAATGGTATAAAATTCCATCAGAAGATATATTGGAAATATGGAATAAAGAATCTAATAGAGCAATGTCTCTTGGAACATTTTATCATAATCAAAGAGAATTAGATTTAATTGGATTAGATACACTAACAATTGATGGACAAGCATTACCTATTATTCCACCTAAAATAATAGATGATTTAAAATATGCTCCAGAGCAAAAATTAATTCCAGGTATTTATCCTGAACATTTTGTTTATTTAAAATCTGCTGCAATATGTGGACAAGCAGATTATGTTGAAGTAATTGGAAATAAAGTTAATATTATTGATTATAAAACAAATAAAGAAATAAAAAAACGTTCTTGGAAAAATTGGGAAGGAATACATAAAACTTTAAATGCTCCATTAAAACATATTGAAGATTGTAATTTGAAACATTATAATTTACAATTAAGTTTATATATGTATATGATTATTAAACATAATCCAAAGTTAAAACCAGGAAAATTAGCGTTACAACATGTAATATTTGAAAAAGAAGGAGAAAATAAATATGGATATCCAATTACTAAATATCAAGAAAATGGAGATCCTATAGTTAAAGATGTAGTATCTTATGAACTTCCTTATTTAAAAACAGAAGTATTAACAATAATTAAACATTTAAAAAATAATGATTAGATTATTTGATATACAAAATGATAAAATAGTACCAACAGAACATTGTTACACTATTAAATGGTTAAAAGATATAATGGATCAGTATTCAAAAAATGATGATTATTTAAAAGTATATTCTTATTTATTTTATATGACATGTTTAAATCCTGATTTTAATCCATATTTCAATATGATTGAAACAGAAAAAGAAGATATTATTTTAGAAGATATTGATGCTGAATTTTCAACTGAAGATCCATTAATAAGATTAGCTTTAGATAAATGTGAAAAATTATATGAAACTCCTACATCAAGAGCATATATGGGAATTAAAATATCTTTAGATAATATTGCTACATATATGGCTCATACATCAATAACAGATGGAAGAGATGGTAATATATCACAAATAAGAGCTGTAGCAAAAGATTTTGATGCAATTAGACAATCATTTAAAGGAGCCTTTAGAGATTTAAAAGATGAACAACAATCTCAAGTAAGAGGTGGAAGAGGATTAGCTTATGACCAATCGTGAACTATATAATTATTTATTCCATTTTAATTATCATACACAATTATGGTATGCAATACCACGTGATAAATCTAGAGAATATTTTAATGAAGATTCTAAACAATTTTTAAAATCAGGAGATATAAACACTTTAATATATAAAGTACGTTTACTTGAAAAAGAAAGAAAACAATGTTTAGAGAAGAAGAATATCCAATAGAAGTACCAACATTGAAAAATAATCAATGGACTACAACTGAGTTTAAAACTCAAAGAGAGTTTATTGATTTTTTATTATCTATATTTTTAGAACCAGGTAAATATAATTTTAATAAAATAATATTAAAATTTAAAGAACAAGCAAATCATTTTAAAGACTTTGGATTTTATTGTAAAGCTCCTTTTAAAAGTAAAGATTTTAGAGAATATTGGAATGATCAAAAAAATAAATGTAGAATAGGTTGTATTTATAAGAACAAAAATAATACATGGTATTTAACCAGAGATTATTATATGTGGTTAAATTTTTTACCAATTTTTGATAAAGAAAAAAACATTTATGACTTTCCATTAGTTTGGGATGTTCAATATCATATGGCATTATATGAAATTCTTGCTGAATTAAATAATAAACATTCTGTTATTCTTAAAAAACGACAAATCGCATCATCTTATTTTCATTGTGCAAAATTAATTAATCAGTATTGGTTTGAAGAAGGTGCTAAATTAAAAATGGGTGCTTCTTTAAAAGATTATATAGATGAAAATGGTTCATGGAAAATGATTCAAGAATATTCAGATTTTCTTAATGAACATACTGCATGGATAAGAGCACATAATCCTGCTAAAGTTATGAAGTGGGAACAAAAGATTGAAGTAAAACTTTCAGGAGGACAACCAATTTATAAAGGATTAAAAAGTACAATAGTAGGTCTTTCATTTGAAAAAAGTGCTACAAAAGGAGTTGGTGGTCCTTGTAGATATTTCTTTCATGAAGAAGCTGGTATAGCTACTAAAATGGGAGATACATATGAATTTATTAGACCAGCATTACATTCAGGAATGAAAACAACAGGTATGTTTATTGCTGCAGGATCTGTAGGTGATTTAGATCACTGTGAGCCTTTAAAAGAATATATATATTATCCAGAAGAAAATGATTTTTATGCAGTTGAATCAAATTTATTAGATGAAGATGGTACTTGGGGTAAACATGGTTTATTTTTACCTGAACAATGGTCTATGCCTCCATATATAGATAAATATGGAAATTCATTAGTTGAAGAAGCAATTAAAGCAATAGATGAACAAAGAAAACAATGGAAAAAAGATTTAGCTCCAGATAAATATCAATTACGTATATCTCAAAAACCAAAAAATATTGCAGAAGCTTTTGCATATAGAAAAGAATCACCTTTTCCTTTACATTTAATAACTGAACAAACTAGAAGAATTGGAGATAAAATGTATTCAACTGAATATATTGAAATTGAAAGAGGAGAAAATGATGCATTAGTTATTAAAGATTCTAATAAGATTCCAATACAAGATTTTCCAGTAAATAAAAAAACTGATAATAAAGAAGGTGTTATTGTAATATATGAAAGACCACCTAAAAAACCAGAATGGGGAGTATATTATGCATCTATTGATCCTGTATCAGAAGGTAAAACAACAACTTCTGAATCTTTATGTTCAATATATGTGTATAAAAATCCAATAGAAGTTACAAGAGAAAATGAAAATGGAGAATTAACAACTTTTATAGAAAATGATAAAATTGTTGCAGCATGGTGTGGAAGATATGATGATATTAATAAAACACATGAAAGACTTTTATTAATTATTGAATATTTTAATGCTTGGACATTAGTAGAAAATAATATTTCTCTTTTTATACAATATATGATATCAAAAAGAAAACAGAAATTTCTTGTACCTAAAGATCAAATATTATTTTTAAAAGATCTTGGATCTAATAGATCTGTATTTTCTGATTATGGATGGAAAAATACAGGAACATTATTTAAACAACATTTAATAAGTTATGCTATAGAATTTTTAACAGAAGAAACTGATGTAGAATTAAATGAAGATGGAACAACTAAAAATATTACATATGGAATAGAAAAAATTCCTGATATAATGTTAATGAAAGAAATGGCTGCATACCATCCTGGTGTTAATGTAGATAGACTTGTAAGTTTTGCTGCATTAGTTAGTTTTGCAAAAATACAACAATCAAATAGAGGATATAAGAAAATAAGAGAAGATCTTGATAATAAAAACTTGGATAAATCCCAAAATTTGTTTAAATTAAAGAGTAACCCTTTTAAAAATATTGGAAGGAAAAGATCAGGATCATTTAATAAAAATAAAAGAAATCCCTTTAAAAATATTAAATAAAAATATATTATGAAGATATTAAATGCAATGGACTTGAAGAAAGGTAAGAAAGCTGATTTTAATAAAATGGCTAATCTTACACAACCAATCCAAATGATTCCTGTTTCTAAAAAAAATGAAGAATGGTGTGCTTGGAATATGGATTGGTTTGAATGGCAAGGACAACGTCAATTGAGAAGAAATGCAAGAAGACTTTTAAAAAACTATAAATTAGCAAATGGTATTATTGATAAATCTGATTATATAGTTGAAGAAAATAATGAATATACAGATATTATAAATACATTAACTGAAGAGGATGTTTCAGCAATGGAATTAAAATTTTATCCAATAATTCCAAATGTAGTAAATACATTATGTAATGAATTTGCAAAAAGAAATACAAAATTAACTTATACATCTGTAGATGATGTTTCATATAATGAAATGCTTGAACAAAAAAGACAACAAATAGAAGAAAGTCTTATTGCACAAGAACAAGTTAAAATGTTAAGTGTTTTAATTGAAAAAGGAGCAGTAAAAGATCAAGAAAGTTTTGCAAAAGCTCAAGAACAACTAAGTGATGAGAATATAAAAACACTTCCTCAAATTCAAGAATTTTTTGATAAAAGTTATATTAATATAGTAGAAGAATGGGCTCAACACCAACAAGAAGCAGATGATGGTAGATTTAATTTAGAAGAATTAGAAGAAAGAGGTTTTAGAGATTTATTAGTTGCAGATAGAGAATTTTGGCATTTTAAAATGTATGATGATGATTATGATGTTGAATTATGGAATCCTGTATTAACTTTTTATCATAAGTCTCCAAATATAAGATATATTGCAGATGGAAATTGGGTAGGAAAAATTGATATGATGTCAGTTGCAGATGTAATTGATAAATATGGTTTTTTAATGACAGAAGAACAACATGTTGCTCTTGAAGCTATATATCCAATGAGAGCAGCAGGCTATACAATAGGTGGTCAACAAAATGATGGTTCTTATTATGATCCTACAAGATCTCATAAATGGAATACAGAAATGCCTTCATTAGCATATAGACAATTTGTTTCTGATAGAGAATTATTTGGAAGAAATGGAAATGATGTTGTTTCATGGATATTAGGTGAATCAGAAGATTTTTTAGATTTTGGTACAAGTGAAATGTTAAGAGTATGTACAGTTTATTGGAAATCTCAAAGAAAAGTA